AGGACTTAGGTTTTTCTGATGGCTTAAGTTTTTCTGAAGGTTTATGGGTTGTTGTATCGTTTTTTTTCGGAATAATGGGTGTTTTTTGTATAATTTTATTTTCTAAAATCCTCATCTTCTGTTCCAATGATTGTATGTAATTTTTCAATAATTTCATTTGTTCTTTAAAATCTCCATTCATTAAGTCTAATTTTTTTCCAAACTTTTCATCTATTTCATTAATATTTTGTTTATTATCCAGGGATTCTAAACTTCTTTGCATTAATAAAGATTGTTCTAAATGTTCTGTTTTTTTTTCTAATTGTTTCATTGTCTGTTTATTTTTATTTATTGCGCTTATAATTTGTTGTGTAGTATTATTTGATTGTCTTGTTTTTGTAAAATTAGAACCTAACATATATTGGGGTTTTTCGCCGTTAATTCCGCAAGATTTTCCACTCATTTTAATATTTATTACTAAATAAATATTTCATCATACACGCATATCCATTTTTATTTTTCCATAATGTTTATAATCATGAATTTTAAAATCATTCATAGTGTATTCATTAATATCATCATATTTTTTTTGAATTTCTAATGTTGGCTCATCATATGGTTTTCGGATGGACTGGTCAAATAAAGCATCTACATGATCTTCATATATATGAGCATTTCCAATAAAATGGATAAATTCATGTGCTTCTAACCCACAATGCTTTGCTAAAATATGGGTTAAAAACGAGTATGATGCAATATTGAAGGGAATTCCTAATCCAACATCTCCACTTCTCTGATATAGTGCACATGATAATTTATTATCATGGACAAAATATTGAGACAATACATGACATGGTGGTAGAGCCATTTCATCTAATTGCTCTGGATTCCATGCATTTAATATTAGTCTTCTAGACGATATCCCGGTTTTCTTTGATTCTTTAATACCGTCGATTACATTTTGCAATTGATCGACACCTTCATTCGAATAATCCGTATAACAATTGGAATATTTAGCATTATAAAATCTCCATTGGTGTCCGTATACGGGTCCCAAATCATTTTCATATAGATTGTATAGACCCCTGCTGTCTAAAAATTCTCTACTAGCATTGCCATTCCAAATTTTTACATTTTGTGCTTGTAAATTTTCATTATTCGTATCTCCTTTAATAAACCATAATAATTCTTTTAAGCACGGTTCCCATGCTAATCGCTTTGTAGTTGTAAATGGGATTTTGTTATTTTTCAATGAAAATCGCATATTTGCCCCCAATATACTTAAGGTATTACCATTTCTCCCCTTTTCTATGAGACCATTTTTAATTATATTTTTTATTAACTGTAAATATTGTTGTTCACCACGATGCATTAAAACTAGTATAATATTAATTGTTTCATTTTTTTAATTTCTTTTTATAAATCATATGGACGATGTCGATACAGTAAAAGTAAAAAAAGATGGATTTATGAATCATGTATTTAATTTTGATACAGAAACTAAATCCAATATGATGAATATAATTCAATATTTAGTTTTAGCAATAATTCCTATGAGTTTTTATACACATTTTGTAAATAATATGATGTCTGAATATGATGAAAGTAAATCAAATTTCGAAGTGACGGCAGAGGTTTTAGGACATTTATTATTGACACTTTTAGGATTATTTTTCATCGATCGAATTATAACATTTGTACCGACTTACAGTGGACGTAATCACGGTACATTTAATATATTTAGTGTTTTGCTAATTATTCTTGTTTTTTCACATGAAGCAAATACAAAAGTTGGGACCAAAATGAAGTTGCTTATTGAACGTGTTAGTGAATTATGGCATGGTAAAAAGGAAGAAAATGGTAAAAAAAAAAACGGTAATAATTCAGTAGTGAAAGTATCTCAGCCAATATCTAAGGCTGGTATGCCTACACACCAAGCAAGTCGTGCTGATTATTTGAATTCGCATAATGCAATGGTATCTCCTACACAGATGCTTCCACCTGCAAATGAACCACAGGAGGAAAGCGGTGCTGGAAATAATATGTATAATAGTGGCGGGTTTAATGGTCTTGTAAATGCCCAGGGTCCTAATTCACAAAACGAGCCAATGGCTGCAAACGATGGGATTTCCGCCTTTTCCGGGTTTTAAATTTAGGAAACAATAATCCAAAAAATAATAATATAAATCCAAAATTATATTATTATTAAAAATGCAAAAACAAACAACTAATATCATTTATAAATATTTGCCAGTATCGGTATTTGATATGGATAAAATAGGAAAAATTGGAATACGAGGCCAACAAAGCCATTCAAAACAATCAAGTAGGTCATCCTATAGCCCATTTTCACCGCAAATAGCAGAGTGGTGTATGGAATATTTTTTAAGAGATGCTACAACACTTTTTGATCCGTTTGCTGGATGGGGAGAAAGACATGTTGCTGCCAAAAATGCCAATAAAGTTTATTTGGGGTATGATATATCACAAAATGCGATTGAATTTGCAAAATCTCATTATAAAGTGAATAATATTTTAGCAAATTCTCTTACAGAAGAAATACCATATCATGATGGACTTATTACATGTCCACCATATTGGAATTTGGAAAAATATGCAGATGAAGAAGGATTAGATAGATTGAAAGATTGGAAAGACTTTCTTGAACGATATGAGCAAGTATGGAAAAGAGTTTCTGAAAAGGCATTGCCGGGTTCTAAATACTGTATTATGGTTGGGGATTGGAGGAAAAAAAATATATTTTATGATTTTACATATCAAACAGAAAAAATAATGGAAAAATGCGGACTTAAACCGTTTGATAAAGTGGTGCTTTCACAGAAAAAAATATCCCCTATAAAAATCCAGATGCCTCAAGCGAAACGACTTGGATATACTGTGAAGGTGCATCAATACTTATTAGTATATAAAAAGGAGTGATAGGGATATAAGATTTCCATATTCGCATGTGTTCGAACTTTTTTGTAAGTATTTAATGTTTGTTGGTCTTAATGGATCTTGTCCATTGACTTTTTGGAGACGTGTTATAGTGACATTCTTGACAATTAAATATTTCAATATTTAATTCCAAATCCATATATACATAAAAAGTTCCTAAATTAACATCACAATATTTGTAATAAAGATCATTATGTAGTAGAATTATCTAATTCGTCTATTGCTTTTTTGATAGAACATTTTTCTGCTATATTTTTCTTCACTTGTTTTTTATTTTTTTCTGTTTCCTTTTTATCCTCTCCACTGCTAATACAATCCAACAATCCAGACCATTTCTCTGATTTTTCATCATTCTTTGTAAATTCTGGATTTTCCAACTCCCAGTCACTCAAAGCGTCCACGTGTTTTATTTTTATTTTAGTGATAGCATCATCAATGTGTTCACAATTCGTATCCTTTTTCCAACCTTCTGTATCTTTAATAAAGAATTTAGATCTCTTGATGTCGGTTGAGTGGATTGGTCTCTCCGCAGTGGACATATCGTTCAGACTGTTTAAAATGACATTTGAAATCCCATCGGCAAATCCCAGTTTCTTTGTATTTTCCAAGTCTGCTATAGACACGACAATTTTATTAACAAAATCAGTGAGAGACATTGCATTTTTACAATATTCATTCAGAAACATATTTATAGAAATGTTATTGGTATTATTACTATTATTATTTGTAATATTATTTATTTTCAAGTTTTTCATTTCTTTTTTTAATTCCCGATTTTCTTGAAGAATTGTTTTGAGCAATTTTGTGATATTTTCAGGATTTACCAATTCAGATTCTTCTTTATTTTCTGAATTTTCTTCAATTTCTTCCATATTTTTAAGACATTTTTTCCTATGTCTGTATAAATTCGCACGGTGGATGTAGGTCCTCCCACACGAACATTTTTGGGGTTTTTCGTGTATCATTTGTGTATCATTGTGTATCATTCGATGTTTCATGGTCTTAAGATGTCTTTTGTAATCTTTTTTGTTAGACGATAAGAAGTCACATTTTTTACAGGCGTATTTTTTTGGGGTTTTTTGGGGTTTTTTCATTGTTAATATATGATATATAAAAAAACCCCTAAATTATTATATTTTTAGTTATTTAGTGCCTTTTTTTAAGTCATGTAGGTAGAAACTTTTTAAAATATTTCTTTTTTTACCTTCATCTTTCTAGTAAAATAGTTTTTTCGTGTTTTTTACGAAAAAAGTTTATCGCTATTTTCGATTTTGGACATTTATTATTTGTCCATTTTACAATATAGCGGAAAAGTTTTTCCAAAAAAAGAAAGACACCTTTAGTTCACTTTTTAAAGTAATAGAAAAATAAGATCAACATAGGTAATATATATATTCATAAGTATATATATTTCTTATCATAATGTAGTTAACAGATTTTGATATTTTTACTTGTATAATCAATTGCCAAAATGTTTCATTTGCGTAATCCAGCATTTTCAGTTTTTTCTAAAATTTTCGTTGCTATTTACGACCTCTTCGCGTTTTACGTTTCTGTCGCTGTTTACGTTTCTGTCGTGTTTTACGTTTCTGTCGCTGTTTACGTTTCTGTCGCGTTTTACGTTTCTGTCGCGTTTTACGTTTCTGTCGCGTTTTACGTTTCTTACCTTTTTTTGAAAAAGGTATTTTTCTTTTGTTTTTCTTAGTTTTTTGTGAACTTTTCCTAAAAGTTCTTCTTCCACCGCCGATAAAATTTCCATTAGTGTCAAACTCACTTGGAATTTCTGGATCCAACATCGGTGATTCGGGCCAGGAGTGAAATGGACACCTTTCCCCCTGTGGAGTAGTAGCACTATTCAGCATCTGGTGCACGCAATTGTAGTGGAACGCATGTCCGCATCCTCCGACATACCATAGGTGGGCGTCGCCCTGCACCGCCATTTCGTTGTCCGAGTCCTGGTCCAACCAACCTTGACATATCGCACACTTTTTTATTTGCTTCTTCTTCCTGTAATCTGGGTTGGTACCTCTTCTTCCGAAAGATTGGTGTGCTGTTGCGGTGTTGTTGCTGTTGTTGCTGTTGTTGTTGTTGTTGGTGTTGTTTTTTGTTTCACCTTGTTGCTGCTGGTTGTGCTGCTGGTTGTGCTGCTGGTTGTGCTGCTGGTTGTGCTGCTGGTTGTGCTGCTGGTTGTGCTGCTGGTTGTGCTGCTGGTTGTGCTTTTGCTGTTGCTCATGCGCCATCTGCTGTGATGTTTGGTTCGCCCCAGGATCTTCTTGGTGATCAGCAAGATCGTTTTCTGGAATGCCGTGGTCAATTATATGTTGGATGGAGCCTTGGACTGCGTTGATCATCTGCCAAGGCTCCATCCAATCACCAGCGGTGTCCTGATAAGAATCCCCCCCATCCGGTCCATTTACAAAATCTTCCACATCTTGCTGCCAATTCCTCATAAACTGCCTGAATCCTACTAAATTCATCTCAGCAGGATGTTCATGCACCCACAACCCTTGATATTTACGTTGCATCCCCTCGGGAAATTCTTCCAAATTTGCACTCTCCTCACCACTATCCAATATATAACGAAATAAATCGTAAATTTGATCCGTCTGCAGCCAATTTTGCTCCCCTACATCAATTCTGCTAAATAAGTCATCAATCTGGTCATCGGTTAAAATGAAATCCATTATATATATATATATAAACAAAAAAATATATTTGTTAGTAATATATGAGTGAATTACAAATTGATCAATTATTAGGAGCGTTAGAAAATGAAACGAATACGTCTATTATGGAATTAACAAATTCCAAAATTAAAAAATATAAAAACGATTCTTTACAAAGAGTACAAATTAAAGGGCAAGAATTAAAAGAGATGCATAAAAAATTAAAAGAATATCGATATGTAACAGATTTGCGAGATGTACAATTTGGATGTTATATTCGCTGGATACCGCTTAAAAATCCAGATAAAATCTATTTAACGAATGGTGGGATAATTATTGATATTGATATTTTAAAAAATGGAATACATATTAAAGTGAAGAATAATCGCAATCGCATATATCAACTCAAATTTGACGAATGTATTATATATCAAAAATTAACAAATCAAGAACAAATAATTCTGAGCGTATTAGATCATTTAGATAAATAATTATTATTATAATTATCGTTTTCTATAAGGTCGTGTTTTTCGTTTTTTTTTTCGTGTTTTTCGTTTTTTCTTTTTTTTTCTCTTATTTCTTTTCTTCTTATACTTTTTTGTAAACTTTTTTTTTATTTTCTTTCGTGTTTTCTTTTTTCTTTTTCCACCACGTTTGCTTTCATCAAGTATACCATCTATAATGCTAATTAAAGTTTCAATCTTGCCTTGAATAATTCCAATAGCATTTGGGATTTGTTTTTTTTTTTTGATGGCTTGTTTAATGATCTTCATATCGTTGGTGTCTGGTAATCCACGTTGAAGGATATCTTCATATGTAGCGTCCAACCGGCTGATTTTATTTATTTGATCCAGAAAAGACCCCATAATTAGTATGTATGTATGTGGGCCGTAAATATATTTACTGTTAGTTTCATCGTTACTTGAGTTTTTAATTAATAGATTCATAATTCGAAATTGTGATAATAATTTTTGTAAAGTAGGATTTTTTACTCCTTCTTTATTTCTTTGTGGGTAACTTTTTAATCTTGAAAATGCAACAAAAGGAGATGATAATTTAGGACTGGGAGAATATAGCATGTCAACTGGTATATATAATTCTCTTCTGTCTTCTATTTCTTTTCCGTGACAAGATTCAAAACTACAATGAGTAGCAGCATACATAAGCCAAGAATCGTGAGTAGCAAGTGCAATATTATCTCCCGTATTACAGAAAATAGCAATATTATTTAAAAGCATGCCAATATCACCTGCATGTTTTATTAAAGCAGCACAACAAGTATTTATTTTTTTTTGTTTTCCACTGTTTCCCCCAATACTCTTTATTTTTTGGTATATTGCATTAGTAGATACTTTTTTTTTATCTGAACTCATTTTTAAATCGTTTACAAAATGCCAAATAGTATCCGTATGTAAGTAACCAATATCTGCTTTAGTTGAGTTGAAGTCGTCTCCACCCCGAACAAACAAAATAAATCTGGTTTCAAAACATTTAATAGCAATAATAAACCCTGTTCTTTTCCAACTATCATCACTAGGATAAGCGGTGCCTATAGTATATGTTCCATTTGATCCTTTCATATCGAAAATTTTACCAGCAGTTTTTGCGTTAATAATATTATTTAATGTATTAATGCTACCAGATACTCCATTATCTAATACAATAGGATGTTTTGTATCATCCTTGAAAGTAAAATTTGGCGTCGCAGCCTCCTCCCAGGTCATAAGTCCTTTATTGACATCTCGTGCCATTTGTTGATTAGAAAATAACTCAAGTAAATGATTTCTTCTTTGTCTGCGAAGATCATCTGAATTAAATCCTTGCATTACTTCTCTATATTTTGGATACATAATGAATGATTCTGTTCCACCTGTTTCGTTATCAAACTTAAATATAGAACCATCCCAATCAAACAATCCGAATTTATCTCTCCATTGTTGTAGTAGTGGTAAAAACGTGTATCCCATATACTTCAAAAATGTCACATTATCGGTGTATTTTGTACCACCAGCATCAAAGAAACCATTATCTGCAATTTCATACTCTCCATTATTAAACTCAACATAATCTTCAAATTTGGTGCCTGATGTAAGATCCAACAAGGCAACAAACTCTGCTCGGTGATTTTTAACTATAAGTTTATCGTAAATATAATCTAAATCTCCTAAAAAATCATTAATAAGAGATATAATTGCATTTTTTTTCACTCGATCCGTTGAAATTGGTTCTATTAAAATATCTTCTAATTCATACCAAAGAGTTTCAAAACGATGTAAACTATCAAATAGATCTTCATCTTCACCGGCATCAACCACTGCTGTATATAAATCAGGTAACTCATGCCATATATTAATATGAGTTGTTGTATACTCACTAGTTGATAAAGCAGAGTCAACCTCCTCATCATCCGCTTTTTCTCTAAAAACTATATTTTGTATTCTTTTTTTTCCATCACCACCTGGTTTGGCTTCAGTTGAATCTTTTATAGACTTACCAATAGTTTTATCATGAAAACCATCATATAGTTGGTATGGATATAAAGTATTATCATTTCGGGATGTATCTATATAAATTCTTCTGCATTTACAGGTGGTTGCTGTATCTCCGGGTTGAACAGAAAAATATGCTGCCTCATAAATTTTTTCTTTTTCAGGACCACTACCTGCGGTATGATCCTCAAATACGATACCTATTAATAAACCATTTAATGTATTATCTAAATCATTCAAATCTATATCGACTCCTGATGAATTATAATTACTTCCTTTTGTTTCGCCATCCATTATATAATATTCATATATTTTATTTCCATTTAGATAAATAATTGAATAATTAAATCTAATCATAATGTAATATGAAAAATGTGGCGTTTGTTTTTGATTTAGATAAAACCATAGGATATTTTACTCAATTGGCAATTTTTATGGAAGCCATCGAAGAATTTATAAAAAGAAAACTCAAAATAAAAGAATTTTTCCAATTGTTGGATTTGTATCCTAACGTTTTTCGACCAGATATATTTACAATATTCAAATATCTGAAAGAATTAAAAAAAAAACATAAATATGTTAAAGTGTTAATTTATACCAATAATATGGGTCCAAAAAATTGGGTTCATCATATTCGAAAATATATAGAATATAAGTTGGATTATAAATTATTTGATAGAACTATAGCGGCATGGAAGGTTAGAGGTGAAATATATGAAAAGTGTAGAACAGAACATGGTAAAACCGTTTCTGATTTAATAAGTTGCAGTCAATTAAAAAAAGGGGACAAAATTTGTTTTTTAGATGATCAAAAGCATTCTCGAATGATACATCGCAATGTTGATTATTTATATTTATACCCATATAAGTTTGACTATTTATTTAAAAAAATGTCAACAATATTTTTAAAATCGACTACCTTAATAAAAAAGGATGATCATGTGAAATTTAAAGAACATGTTCTTTATTTTTCTAAGAATAATCCAATAGGTTATCGTTATAATGAAGGTAGAAACCCTACGAGTTATGATAAACATGAGATTTCAAAGTTTTTGAAAGATTTTTTTAAGAATAATAAAAAATATACATTAACAAAAAAAAATAAACGAAAAAATAAAACTAGACGAAAGAAATAATATATTGTATGTGAAATAAAATATATTATTATATTAATGTCGAAAACAAGAAAGAAAAAATACCTTTCTCAAAAATACCTTTTTCAAAAAAAGGTAAGAAAAACAAGAAAAACAAGAAAAATAAAAAAAAAATTAAACAAACCCTCCTCAAAAACCTCCCCAAAAATCCAAATCGTAAAAAATTTGCAAGGGTGTAATATAGACGTTTTAAGTAAAAAGTCTCAAAATGGCAAATTTCAAATTAATTTGAAAATAAAGGATGAGCCGTACAAACGTGAAGTAAAAAGAAAATTCCAAAATTGGTTTTATTTCGGTGCTAATAGTGTGAAAGATACCAATGTGCAATATACGATACGTGACGTAAATAATTATGACAATGATTGGAAGGGATTTAATGCGTGTTATTCGTATGACAATGTTAATTGGAAACGGGTAAAAACGATTGTAAAAACACAAAAAAAGAAAACAAATATTTCGTGGAAATTTAAGTCAACCGAAGATAAAGTGTGGTTTGCATATTACCCACCTTACCCGTTTACAAGAGTTCAGAAATTATTTGGAAAAAGTAAGATTATTGGGAGATCTGAAAGAGGACGACCCATTTATATGGAAAAGGTAGGTAAGGGTGATACTAAAGTATGGATTATTTGCGGACAACATCCGGGAGAGACAATTAATTCATGGATTTTAGAAGGGTTTATGGAAAAACTTGAGGAGAGAAAAAGTTTATACAAAAAATATACATTTTTTGTAGTACCATGTATAAATCCAGATGGTAAAGAGATGGGACATTGGTATACAAATGCAAAAGGTGTAAATTTGAATCGTGATTGGCTAGATTTTAAAGCCAAAGAAACACAGGTAGTGAAAAAACAATTTTTAAAATATGGATTTGATTTGGTGATAGATTTGCATGGGGATGAGGGGGCAAATAAACATTTTCTGGCACATAGTCCAAAGAAAAAGCATCCTCGACATGATGAAATAAATGAACGGTTGAATAAGAAAAATAAGAATTTTCAATTAAAAAATTATTATATTAAAAATGGTCATAACCAAACTTTGGCAAATACATTGGATGAATTTACTACTGGTATAACAGTCGAAGGTGCGATGAAACATAAATTGGGAAAACATAAAACAATACAAGACGAGGCAAAGCAAATAGGTAGAGATTTACTGGATAGTTTATAATTTAACGTTTTCTTTTAGATTTTTTGTTTAATTTTCTTTTTTTATTTCTTTTTTTGATGCGAGTTTTTCTGCGTTGTGTGCGTGATTTTCTTCTGCGTGATTTTCTTCTGTGTGATTTTCTCATGCTTGATTTTCTTCTGTGTGATTTTCTTGGTTTTCTACGAGATTTTCTTTTTTTTCTGGATTTGCGTCTACCACCTACCCATACTCCAGGTTGTGGAGGTTTTAAAAATGGAAAATTATGTTTTAAAAAATCATCCACATTATCAGCATCATAATGTGGTCCATTCTCCTTACCCCAATCAGAAATATCGTTAGGGTCATTACCTAAAAAATTACATTTAGTGTTGTTAGATAATCCTAAATCATTCGGAATCAAGTCTCCTCTAATCATATTACTCAAAAAATCCAGTATATATTCATGTCTACCTTTGTCGTCCGGCTGCGCTCTAACTTTTAAAAAAAAGGTAGCCATGTAGTCGTATAGTTCGTCCGCACATTCAGTATCATTATCGCAATATAGGTTCAAGATGCGTGAATATGTGAGGTGTGTATACATTATTTGTACAAGATCTGAAGCATTTGATACATCTGACTCCCCCAACAATCCCATACTGTTCAATGCTTCCCAATACTTGGATGAGAGATGATTGAACGTGTCTTGACAATTAGGTGGTTCTGGCACTGACATTATGATATAACATAAGATAATAATTGTCGGTGGATTTTATATTATATGCATATAACAATGGGTGCAGGGGTTTTACCAATATCAATATATGACGGAAAAATATATTTTCTTTTTTCAAGAGAAGAAAAAAACGCAAGAGATGGGGGATTATTGAGTGATTTTGGGGGAAGAAAAGATAAAAATGAAACATATAGAGAAACTGCTATACGAGAATGCTACGAAGAGGCAAATGGTATATTAGGGTCAAAAATAAGAATTACAAAATTAGTAAAACATGCAGTGGATACTATAACATTAGACGGGTATAAAACATATATATCGGTTATTGGATACGATTCATCATTACCTAAAAAATTTCGCGATAATTTTTTAGATATAAAAAAAAATAAACCAGAATTAGTTGCTAAAAATGGTTTATATGAAAAAGATATGCTTAAATGGATTTCATTTGGAGATCTAAAAAAAAATATAAAAATTTTTAGACCATTTTATAGAAAATTTATTAAATATATTTTAGATAATACGTAAATCAATATTCTTTAAATATACATACCGAATGGCGCCCCACCTTCTTTTGTTTTTTTAATAAGTTTATTTATAATTTCAAGTGTAACTGTAAATGGAAATTCGACAGTTATGATTTCTTTTTCATTGAAAAGAATAGACCCTGTTTTCATAAGTCTATATAGATTAAGTTTTGTATAAATAATTTCTAAACATCTTTTTAAATTTCTAACTCCTTTTTCTTTATCAGTAAGATTATTACTGATATAGTTAATTGTTTCCTCTGGGAAAATAATTTGATCTTTTTCAAAATTTACATTTTTTTCAATCTTAGGAATTAAATAATCACGTGCAATAATATATTTATCATCTGTTTTATATCCATCTGTTTGGATACTATACATTCTATCTTTCAAAATAGGATTAATCTTAGATTCATCATTATAACTAAATATGAACATAGATTTTCTAAGATCAAAATCAATATTTGCAAAATATTTATCATGAAATTTATCATTTTGAGATGTATCTGTGAGATGTGTTAGAATTCCAACAATTTCATCACCCTTTGGCGTTTGGCTAATTTTGTCTAGTTCATCAAAATAAAACACCGGGTTCATACATTTACATTTAATAAGAATATCAACAATTTTACCCCAATGACTTCCTTCATATGTGTAAGAATGTCCTTCTAGGAAACTACTATCAGTTGCACCTCCTAATGCTAAAAATGCAAAAGGACGGTTCAGAATTTTACTAACACCTTCTTTTATTAGAGAAGTTTTACCAGTACCTGGTGGGCCCTTTATTGCAATAGCAGTACCTATAGCATCAGGGTTGGAAATCCATTGTCCAATCATTTGAAGAATTTGAAGTTTTGCGTCTTCTAATCCATATACAGCCTTATCCAGAATATTTTTGGCATTTTCAATAAACTCTTGGCATTTTTCAGGACCATCTGCCATTGAAATGGGAAGATTTTTGTGTTTATTGAAAGGAATTCTCATAAACGTATCGACCCATTGTTTATTTTTGTAATATTCGCCTGAACTAGGATCCATATATTCGAGTGTATTTATTTTTTTCATAGCATAGGATTTAAATTCAAGTGGGATATCAGATTCAATAAGTGAAATACGATAAGGTTTTTCCACATTGGAATAGGAGTTAACATCTTTAAGTTTAGTTAAAATTTTTTGCTGACTATCTAAATCCATTTTTTTAAAATATTTAAAATCATTCATAACATTTTTTTCTCGTAAAAGTTTGCGAAGATGGAAGAAATTTTTCTCCTTTAATTTTTCTTCTTTTTTCTTCTGTTCTTTTTCATCTTTTTTGACCTTTGCTTTAGAGAGTTCATCGAATTTTTTTTTTAAACTATCATCTCCTTCTTTTTGAGCATCAATCAATTGTTTTAATTCATCTAGAACTGCTTTTTCGTCATTATTAACATCTTTACTGTTATCATTTTTTTCATACGGTTTGATATTACTAGAAAGAATAGATTTATGAAGTTTTTTTCCCTTATATTTTTTATCTAAAAGAATATTGTATTTTGGTCGCATTCTTTTTGACCTTTTATCAACTTTTTGAATTTTACCCTTCTTAAAATCATCCCATCCTTTCATTTTAAGAAGAACTTTTTGATTTTTTTTGTATTTTGTATTATAACCCTGCTCATTTTTTTTCATTTCTTTTTCCTGTTCACGCATTAATTCTTCCCATTCTTCTTCAGTTACGTCATCTATTAGTTTATCACAATTTTTAGTTTTTTTAATTTTTTTAGTTTTTTTAGATTTAGGAGATTTTTTTTTCTTTGGGGATTCCTCTTCCTCTTCTCCATCCTCTTCCCCATCTTCTTCCCCTTCCCCATCTTCTTCAGTAGATTCTTCTTCCCATTCATCATCATACATGCCCCTTCCTTGAGGCACTGAAAATATAATATTAAATTTCATATTGGTTTTCATAAATTCTTCTAATTCACCTTCTGACATATCCTGATATTCTTCATCTGACATGTCCTGATATTCTTCTTCAGATACATCTTCTTCTGATATAATTTTTTCATTTTTAGATTTTTTTATTTTTTTATTAATAGGTTGGGATTTTTTATTACCATTATTTTTAGAGTTATCCATTAATTTGTCAATTTTCTCTAATTGTTTTACCCGCTCTTTACCACTTTTAGAAGGAAATATTTTTTGCATAAATTTTTGCATTTCTAGTGTATCCATCTCTTCAATCTCATCTTTTTGGGGATCATAATCACTAGAAGAATCATCATCTGATGATTGTTTTTTAGAATGTTTTTTGTGTTTAGGAGAATCTCCTTTATGTTTTGGCATATATAATAATAATATCATTTTTATTTATGTATTTTATTAATTCAATTTATTTTTTATAAGATTTTATAAGAGATTTTATAAGATTTTATAAGAGATTTTTAAATTGAAAAACAATCTAAATAAATATTAACACAATATAAGTATGGCACAAAAAATGATAAATCCATCAAAAATAATAGGAATACAATTTAGTGTTTTATCCCCAGAAGAGATTCGTAATAGTTCTGTAGCAGAAATAACATCAAGGGATACCTACATTAATAATAAACCGGTAATTAATGGTCTATTTGATCCAAGGATGGGAGTACTAGATCCGGGGTTGATTTGTCCAACAGATGGTTTAAATTATATGAATACTCCGGGATATTTTGGACATATTAATTTAGCACGTCCTGTATTTTATATTCAATATTTAACAACAACCATAAAGGTTTTACGATGTATATGTTTTAAATGTAGTAAACTAAGAGTTAGTAAAGAGAAATTTAAGTATTTGTTAGAAGAGGATTCTAAGACCCGATGGGATAATATATTCCGCGAAGCCTCTAAAATTAAAAGATGCGGTGAAGAAATAGTAGATGGGTGTGGTTGCAAACAACCAAGAAAAATTTACAAAGAAGGATTAGCGAATATTTATGCTGAATGGGAAAATACAGATGGAATTGAAAGTGAAGACGGAACCGTAAAAGATAAATTAACGATGAAACTGAGTCCTGAAATGGTTTTAAAAATTTTTCGAAGAATTAGTGATGAAGACGTAAAATTTATGGGATATAGTCCTATTTGGTCGAGACCGGATTGGTTTATTTGTCAAGCATTGGCTGTACCGCCTCCTGCAGTTAGACCATCTGTAAAACATGATTCCCAACAGAGAAGTGAGGATGATATATCACATATTATTGTGAATATTATTAAAGCGAATAAAACATTACAAGCGAAGATTGATGGAAATCATGCTGAAAAGGTTATAGAAGATTGGACGACGGTTCTTCAATATTATGTAGCAACAATGATAGATAATCGCATTCCGGGTGTTGCTGCGGTTGCGCAAAGAAGTGGCAGAGCCTTAAAATCTATTAAAGAACGTTTGGTAGGAAAAACAGGAAGGGTCAGAGGTAATCTAATGGGAAAACGAGTAGATTATTCAGCCCGTTCAGTGATTACTCCGGATGCAAATTTGAAAATTGCTGAGTTGGGTGTTCCAGTTGCTATTGCGATGAATATTACATTCCCAGCATGTGTGAATAAAAGAAATCATAATTTCCTTATGAAGTTAGTATTAAATGGTCCTAAGACCTATCCGGGTGCAAATATATTACAAAGAAAATCAGGAGAATCCATATCTTTAAAATATGTTGACAGAGATACGTTGACATTGAATGATGGCGACACTGTACATAGACACTTGTTGAACGGTGATCCTGTACTTTTCAATAGACAACCTACACTTCACAGAATGAGTATGATGTGTCATATTGTTAAAGTAATGAAAACTGGTTCAACATTTCGTTTAAATGTTGCAGATACAAAACCATATAATGCTGATTTTGATGGTGATGAAATGAATATGCATGGACCGCAAGATGAAGAAAGTCAGGCAGAATTAATGTATTTAGCAGCAGTTCCTAGGCAAATTATTTCTCCTCAAAATAATCAGTCTATTGTTGGAATTTTCCAAGATTCTCTTTTAGGAAGTCATAGATTTACACGTGAAAATATTAATTTTTCGCCTAGACAAGCCATGAATTTGCTTATGTATTATGATAATGTAGATAAAAGTCTTTTTACAAATAACGAAAATAACATTAGTAGTTTTGAAATTTTAAGCCAAATTTTGCCACCTATATCAACTAGATTTTCAAATAAATTATACGATGAAGATAATGAAAATAAAAAGACGTCGAATAATATTATTGAGATAATAAATGGTAAATATGTGAGGGGTTCTATGGATAAAAGTGTATTGGGTGGTGGTTCCAAGGGATTAATTCAGACAATATTCAACGATTTTACACATAATGAATCTGCTGATTTTATTGATAATCTTCAAGCCGTAATAACTGAATATATGAAAATAAGTAGTTATAGTGTTGGAATTAGTGATCTAATTGGTGATGAACAAACGAATCAAAAAATTATATCGACAGTAAATGAGAAAAAGAAAGAAGTGCATAATTTAATTAATCAATTGCATTTAGGTGTTTTTGAAAATTCGACTGGAAAAACAAATGAAACTGAATTTGAAACGCGAGTGAATGCTCTTTTGAATGAGGCATCGGGGAATGCTGGAAAAATAGGGAGAAAAAGTTTGTCAACAGACAACCGATTTGTTATAATGGTGAATGCGGGTTCAAAAGGAAGTACGATTAATATTGCTCAAATGATTTCTTGTTTGGGTCAACAAAATGTGGATGGTAAGAGAATTCCATTGGGATTTGAGGATAGAACATTACCGCATTACACTAAATTTGATGATAGTCCAGAAGCAAGAGGATTTGTTGAAAGTTCTTTTATCCAAGGTCTAACACCGGAAGAGGTATATTTTCATGCGATGGGTGGTCGTGTGGGTCTTATTGATACGGCAGTTAAAACAAGTCAAACAGGATATATTCAACGTCGGTTGATTAAAAGTATGGAAGATCTTAAGGTTGAATATGACATGACGGTTAGAAATAATAAAAATAAGATTATCCAATTTATATACGGAGATGATAATGTTAATCCTACTAAAACGGAAAATCAAGTATTTCCACTTGCTGTAATGTCATTGGAGGAAATATATAGTCATTTTCAAGTTCCACTGGATAAAAGTAATTCACTGTTTAATACTACGTATACTAAAGATGCGGCTAAAAGAATGAGAAAACAACAAAAGACGTTAAATAAAAAATTAGTTCAGCAACTTGAAATGTTTATAAACCGAAAAGATGATGTTGTAAAACATGTATTTAATTTTGAAAAAGAGGTTGTTGTACACATTCCTGTGCATTTTAAAAGAATAATGAATAATATAGAAAAACAATTATATATTCAAGGTGATTTTGTGGTTGATATAACTCCATTGGAAGTGATGGAATTGGTAGACGAAACATTTCAATCATTATCTCAAACAGAATTAATAAAACCAAATGAATTATTTAAGTTGGCATGGTATTATTATTTGACACCGAAAGAATTACTGATGTTGCGTAAATTTAATCGAAAATCACTCGTATATCTTATGGAGGTATTGGTATTGAATTATAATAAAGCAATCGTTCATCCGGGAGAAATGGTGGGTATGATTGGTGCTCAAAGTATTGGTGAACCAACTACACAATTAACGTTGAATACATTTCATTTTGCGGGGGTAGCAAGTAAATCGAATGTAACTAGGGGAGTTCCTAGGATTGAAGAAATTTTGTCTTTATCGGAAAATCCTAAACAACCATCAACTACTATTTATTTGAAGGAGGAAGATCAAACAAGTATTGAAAAGGCACAAGAACTCAAATATTCTCTTGAATATACATGTTTAAGAGATATTACAAATACGATTAGTATTTGTTTTGATCCAAATCCAGAAGATACGATGATAGACGAAGATAGAATTTTATTGGAAGAATACAATGAATTTAAAAAAGTGATGGAGGACTGCGGAGTTGAGTTAGATAGTGATAATCAGTCAAAATGGGTTATTAGAATAGAGTTATCTAGGGAAGAAATGATGGATAGAAATGTTAATATGGACGATATACATTTTGCTCTTAAAAATTCTTTAAAACAAAATATAAATTGCGTGTTTAGTGATTTGAATGCTGATAATTTAATTTTTAGAATAAGGTTAATTAATTCAAAAGCAATGATGGCAAGTAAAAATAAAAATTTGGATCAAAGTGATGAAATTTATATGTTGAAAAATCTACAAGAAAATATATTGAATAATATAATTCTTAAGGGTATAAAAGGTATTCCTAAAATTGTTATTCGTAAGGTTGCAAATTATCTAATTAAAAAAGATGGAAATTATGAACCAACTGATATATGGGTGTTAGATACAGTTGGCAAAAATTTGAAGGAGATTTTAGCAAGAGATGATATAGATACGAAAAGAACATACAGTAATGATATTCAGGAGGTTTATAGAACTTTAGGAATTGAAGCAGCGAGAAAATGTATATTAACAGAACTGGAGGAGGCATTTTCAGACACAACTTATATTAATTATCATCATCTGGCTATGCTTTCTGATAGAATTTGTGCGACAAAGAAAATGGTCAGTGTATTCAGACATGGAATTAATAACGATGATATTGGACCTATTGCTAAGGCAAGTTTTGAGGAAACTCCTGAAATGTTTTTGAGGGCAGCGAGACATGCAGAATTGGATTTAATGACTGGCGTGTCAGCAAATATTATGTGTGGTCAGGATGGTTATTTTGGTACAGGAGCCTTTCAAGTGTTATTAGATATAAATGAAATTAACAAATTGGAGACGAAAACGATTGACAAAAAGATAAATGTTGAAGATATGTTAAAGGTGGAAGATGAAAATGATTATTGTTCTAAAAATAATATCAAAATAAATGATAATGGTGAATTAATTTCAGGTCAAAATAGCGGAACTATTGCCGACGATTATGATATTGGGTTCTAAGCAAAATATATTATATATAATAATTATATATGTTGCTACAAAAAATATTTTTTATCATGAAGGATAAATATTCTATTTCCATTGATGAAATAGAAGATTTATTTGATATTGAAGAAAATGGAAATGATTTGATTATATATAAAAATATCATAACTAGATTTGATAGTGTTTTACAACTGAAATTTGAAAATATGTATATTGAATCAAAATCAATAAAAAATAAGTTGGATAGTTTTTTAAAAGTATATTTATGGAAAAAGGCAATAAATAGTGAAATAGACAATGATTTGTTTTTGACATCATTGGATGATTTTGCTGAAAAATATGTTATATCGATATTGGAAGGAAAAACTATATATAAATTTCGTATAAGTGATATAGTAAATCTATGGATGTTATCATTGACACATACAGATGGATTATTTGTCAGTCCGGTATGTATTAAAAATCCTTATACAAATTTGGAATTTTCGAAGACCAGTTTGTATAATATTTTTTTAAAATTATTACACACTGGTTTTATAATACCTTCTTTGATAACGTCTATTATACACTATAATCTAGATATTTATATGTTCAAGATTCGAAATTATCCGGAATTGAAAGAATTGTCTATATTAAATTTTATACGTGAGGGTAGTTGTTTGGAAAAATATGAACAAATTATAAATATGCTTCATGATAATAGAAAGGTGATTGATTATCATACAATGGCTAGTTTATGTGAGTGGTCAGTAAAAAAACGAGCAACAGAAGTTTTTAGTAACTATTTATTTTTATATTTAGAGTCGAAATATTCATGTAATCCTTTAATAAAAAATGAAAATAAAAAAAGACTGGCGGAAAAACTTAAGAAATTTATAACAGATGAGCCAACTTTTGGATTTAGTTCGATAGATGTTGTGAGATATGTACCGTTGGACGAACGCGCTGCCGAAAGAAGGAGAATCAGAAGAGATAATTATCAAGCCAGACCTCCACCTCCAGATTATTTAAGAAGACTAAATACTATAATACCGCAACGACCGCCACCATCGGGACATGTTTGGAATTCTACGCAAATTCCAACACCTCCTTCGCATTTTTCATCTCCTCTAACAAATGAAATTGTAATAAATTATTCACCTGATGGTGCACCCAATTCAGATCAACTACCGCCATTAAGACTAAATAATTTTATAGCGCGAACTAATATTATTAGTAATGTAAATGATCCAGAAAATATACCAGAAAATATACCAGAAAATATACCAGAAAATATACCAGAAAATATGACAGAAAATATACCCGAAAATATGACAGAAACTATGACAGAAACTATGACAGAAACTATGACAGAAAATATGACAGAAAATATGACAGAAACTATGACAGAAACTATGACAGAAGAAACATTGGTCACTGCGCAAGTTACTATTTCATCTACAAATACCCCGAGTGACATACGATATTTGATGAATACTCGAAATAGAACTAGGGATATATTACAACAA